CCTGCACCGTCCATGTGATCCCCTGTTCAGCGATCTGTACCCCTTCCGCGATGACACCGGCCGCGTCTTCGACGCCCTCCGGGTCAAAGGCGAGCGAGGCGGTGGCTTGGGCGACAGGGGGGGCATCGATGACCGGACTTTCCGCGAGCAGGGTCAGCAGTTGTGCGGTCGTGCCACCGGCAGCCAGAAAATCAAGGATGTCGCCCTTGGCGGGGAGTCCTGGCAGTCGAAGAATCGTGGTACGGAATCCGTGCTGCGTGAAGTCGTGGACTTGTTGCTGCGTCAGGGCTTCGCCACTTGAATCGTTATCAGGCAGGCAGACGATCCACGAGGTTCCCGAGGATCGGAATTGTTGGAGGTAGTCGGTGGCATATTTCGTCCAGCCTTGCGCGCCGCCGACGTGGGTGGTCGCGGGAATCCCAAGCCGCCACAGTGCATCGGCTTTCTGCGGGCCTTCCACATACCACACCGTATCCTGGCCTTTCAGTTCGCGTAACCGATACAGCACGCGACGGACCCCACCGATGGACGGTGATCCGTCTGCGGCGCGCAGTGAAAAGGCTTTCGGGTGGTACCGAAGGGATTCGTACAGGGGCCGACCGTGTTCGTCGCAGAACGTCGCCGTATAAATCAGCGTGCGCGAGGTGGCGCCATTCCCATGCGGTTCGGGCAAGATGTCGTGCCAGGTCAGCGGCGGCGAGGCCGCGCCGATGATGTCGGCCACGGCACAGCCACGCGATTCGCACTTGAACAGAATCGCCTGGTCGCCTTCGCGAATGCACAGGGACGGATGCTGGTCGTTGTGAGCGGGGCAGCGGGCGCGATACTCCTTGCCGCTTTTCGTGACGCCGTGGAACCGCTGGAGGATGTCGTGAATCGCCAACATGCCTATGCCTCCCGAAAGCCAGGCCACACGCGATGGAGCCATCGCTCGAGCGGCACGCTTCGGGAGTACGGCAAGCGCAGGAGGATCGTGACGAGGACGGATTTCAGAACGGATTGCACGGAGGCTTTGATAAACTCGGCCATGCAGGAACCATCCTTCCTGCACCCGCGCTCGGTCCCCGGCTGGTGTGACGAGCACCGGCCGGCTTCCTTCTCCGCGGGCGCGAATGGCCCGCAATGTACGCCACATAGTCAGCCAATCCAACCCGGCTGTAGGATTTAACAGACCCACAAGATGTAGGACTGCCTCGATACGGTTGAGGTCAGACAACGAGGAACGTCAACGTGGGACTGTCCGCATTCAGAAACGATCCCGCCTCCGTCGTGAACCGCTCGGTGCCGCTTGGGGCGATCTCGTGGCGCGTCAATCGGCCATGACAGGCCGTACAGGTGACGAGGACATTGCGCGGGTCCGCCCATAACGGGCCCGCGATTGATCGCGGCACCAGGTGATGCCGTTCGAGCCGTTCGGCACAGAGGGTGAGCGTCTTGACGACGCGCCGATGGCACACGCGGCAGGCGTAGCCGTCACGGGCATCCACGCGGCGCTTGCACGCCTCCCACGCCTGATCGATGGCGCGATCGCGGGCTTCGCGCACCACGAGCTGCGGGACCGGCTTCGGGAACGTGCGATGCTCACTCATCGCGTCGCCGCATCGGGAATCGTGAGGCCGAGCACGTCCTGCGCCCAGACTCTCACTCTCGAAATAAAATCCCCAAACTCCACGTTGTTGAGCACGCGCGTACTTCCACCAATCACGAGCTCGCCCACCACTTCCCCATTGCCATCCGCGAACGCCAGATGCTTCGGCAGATGCAACGCTTTCAGCGCCTGGTGGGTTTCGTCCGGCGAATATCCCGTGTAGTCCGCGATCGTTTTCACGACGACGCCAAAGTAGTAGCGGTTGGCGGCATCGCTTCGTCTGGCGCTCTTGCGCTCGATCGTGATGAACACTTCGCTATCGGGCCAGTCGCGCAGCGTCGCCTGCATCGTCGGCCAACTCCGGAGCCGAATCCGGCCCGCCTCCAGTCGGCCCGTTGTCTGGCACAGGTGCGTGCCGTTATGCATTACGCCGCGTCCGCCTTCGCGATGAGCGCCTGCACGGCTTCGACTTCGCGATCCACTTCCGCGAGAAACGCCCGCACAACTTTCTCGTAGGTTGCGATCTCGAGATCGTTCCGGTGATACCGCGCGAGAAATACGGGCAATGGTTCGGGGAACCGCGGATCGTAGCTGACCAGATCGACCCACGCGCGCCCCGTGATCCAGAGTTGATGCACGAGCTGCGGGAGATGTTCCTTCGGGACTTGCTGCGCTTTCAGGTACGCGAGATGGTTCGCGCTGCGCGGGCATTTCACTTCCACCAAGCCGTCGTCGCCGACGAAACCATCGGGGCTGACTCCCGCGAGGAGCGTGTCATGGACGCAGTAGCCGACCGGCTGCACCAGGGCGCCCGTCTGCGCTTCGTAGGCGGCGATGGCATCCGATTCGAGCCGGATGCCGCGCTCCATGTCGGCGTTGATGTAGCCGCTCTCTTGCGACTGGCCCGTGATGCGTTCCAAACAGAGGCGCGTCCGCAAATCTCGACGCGAGGCCGCTTCGCCGCCATTCTTCAGCGTGGCGATCACATCGGCGGCGTCGCTGCCGGACACGCGACCGAGCCGCGCGGCGACCCATTCCGGCGCGCGCTGAGGAATGTTCAAGACGATCATCGGGTGTCCTTCTTCTGGCGATACCAGTGACTCAAGCGCAAGCGGCAGACAAAGCAGGTGCGAAACCCGGCCGTGATGGGAGACCGAGCGCAGCGCTGACAGACGGCTGCGGCCCGTCGCATCGCGCGCAGCTCGCGGTGATAGGCCGCGTTCGCCCTATGCCGCCGAGGCATCGCCAACACGCGCCGCCTGCTGCTTCAGCCGGTCACGCACCGAGACGGGCATCGCGCTCCGCTGCGCCGGCGTGCCGTCCTTCCACACCGCTCGCAGTGCCGTCGTCCCTTGCTCGGCCGCGCGCTCCATCTGGGCCAGCCACTCGGCATAGCCGGGCGGGAGCGGGGCGGGCTCCGCGTCAAACACTTCGCCCGTCTCGGGGCTGAACGACTCCGGTTTGCCGGTCCCGTTCGCTTGATCCAATTCTTCGCGCGCATACAAGCCGGCGAGCTGGCGCGGAAAGCCTTTCCGCAGCGCCAAGGCTTCGGCGCATTTGGCCAGCATCGTGGCCGGCATCTTCTGCCACATCCGATCGCCCTTCCCGCTCGGGCCGGCGGCCGGGCAGTATTCCTTCCACCGCGCCGTGGCGGTGAACGCGCACCGTTGCCCCTGCACCATGCGATACACGGTCACGGTCGCGCGGAGCGGCTGATCCTCGTCATCGAAGCGCGCATCGTCATTGCCCGCATACTCGCCACTGTCGGCGGCGCGGGTGCGCATCAAATCGATCGACGTGACCGGCACATAGCGGCCGTCGCGTTTCACGAAATGCAGGAGTTTATCGAGCGGATGCACGCCTTGCCGCTGACAGTCGAAGAGATAGAGCTTCAGCTCCGCATCCGTGGCGCCTTGTGCAACGGTGCGTTTGACCAACTCGAGTTGATCGGGGGTGACGGTGATCGGGGCCAGGGCGTCGCTCATACGGTGCCTTCCTCTTCGTGGGACACATCGACCGCGCAAATGGCGCAGTAGTCCGTCGTCTCGGCCAGCGCGCGGCCACAGTAGGCGCAACGCGGGGCGTCCGCTCGCCGCGCGGCGGCATCGTGTTCGTCGTCGCGAATCAAGGCGTTCATCACCGTGATCCGCTCATCGCGCGTGACCAAGCCCGCCGCTTCGTCCACCAACAGCGTGCGCAGCGTCTCCGCAATGGCGCGGCTTTCCACGAAGACCCGGGTACCAAAAATTCCGGTACCCACCATCCAGCCGGGTTTTCCTGACAACACCGTCGCCTGAATCGTGACCATCAACGCCCCATGTCTTTGAGCGCGGGATTCAACGCCGTCGCGAGGTCCAGAATCGGCGTCAGGCTGCTGAGGGTAATGTCCGAGTGGTAGAACGCTGTGAGGGTGGCGACGATGTGCGCCCGCTCCGTCAACAGCGTGTCCACCAAGGGCGCCACGTGATCGAGTTCCGCTTTCAGGCCCTCGATGGAGCAGTTCAAGTGATCGAGCGTGGTTTCGAGGTCGCTCGCCAACAGCAAGCGACCGGCGTCGTTCAAGGGTTGGAGCGTGATGGTCATCGCTAAATCTCCACCGTGTCAGCCCACGCGAGTTGCGCTTGACACGCGGGACACGTCACGGCGTCCGGGTGGTGGACAATCGCCGTCGCGCGCACCCAGCGCCCGCAGGCGGTTTGTGCGTCGGGGCCGTTGCGCGGCGCATCGCCCCAGCTCCAGTGCGTCACGTCGGGTTTCTCCATGCGAGAAGTCTACACGAAAAGGTAAAGCTGGTCAATAATAATATTAGCTGTGCGTGCGAATAATATTATTGACTCTCGCCAACGTGCGCGTTAGACTGGACCGTGATGAATCTCGTCTTGAAAATGGCCATTATTGCGAGCGGTCAGTCGCAACGAGCGATTGCGCAAGCGGCGGGACTTGACGAAAACAAGCTCAGTCGGCTCGTGCGAGGGCGCGACATGGCGACCGCTGCCCAACAAAAAGCCTTAGCGCGCGTCCTGCGTCGGAAGCTGTCAGAACTGTTTCCGACGCGGGATGCCGCGTAATGGCGGTGTACTTCATTCGGGACGGTCACGGACATATCAAGATCGGGTACTCGCGCGATCCGTCGTGTCGCTTACGTGCGCTGCAATCGGCGCGGTCGGATGTGGTGGAGTTGTTGCGCGTGGTTGAGGGCACTCATGCGGTGGAACACTGGTTTCATCGTCACTTTGCCGCGCATCGCATTCGTGGAGAATGGTTTCGCTTTCATCCCGACATGCTGACTGTCAATGTGCCCGATGTGATCTTGCCGTTTCGGATTGAAGTCACTCCGGTTCAACTGCCTGTCGTTGCAGACGATCCTCCTGTGCCTGAGCCGATGGATCACGATGAATTTCTGCGATGGCTGGCGCAGCGAGTCAGACAATATCCAACGCAGCAGACATGTGCTGTCAGCATTGGCGTGTCGCCGGGTTATTTGTCCGATGTGATGAATGGTCGTCGTCCTCCTAGTCGGAAATTGTTAGCTGCGCTGAAGCTCCGCGAAGTACTGGTCTATTTAGTACCAGACGATGAAACCGATGACATCAAGGTCGAGTCGTGAGCATTGACAAAGCGAGGCTTCCGGTTCAGCC